GAAGCTTCTAGGAGAGATGGTAACGAGTGGCAGTCTTGGACACAGAGAGACAGACTTCTTGTTGGCAATGCTCTCATAGATTTGACCATTCAGCACACAGGACTCCTAACTCATAAGATAATGATGAAGGACGGTAAGAAAAGGAGACTCTTGTTACCTTCAGATGAAACCATGAAAGCCATCAAAGACCTTAATGCTTTCAAGGAGATTATGAAGCCTGAGTTTTACCCTTGCATAGCAGAGCCTAAAGATTGGACTTCACCTTATGAGGGTGGGTATCACACGCACAACATCCGTCCTATTACCTTAGTGAAGACTGACAACCACAACTACCTATCTGAGTTAAAGCATTTCGATATGCCCCAAGTCTATGGAGCAGTCAATGCCATGCAGAAGACAGGCTTCAAGGTTAATCAGTTTATCTTAGAAGTGCTCAAGGATATTTGGGATACAGGTATAGAGCTACCTACCTTACCTCCCTCAGAGAATTATCCTATTCCCTCTAAGCCATTGGACATAGCAACCAACAAGGAAGCTAGGACACAGTGGAAAAGGGAAGCAGTAATTATCCATACGGAGAACAATCGCTTGGACTCCAAAAGGCTCTTGTTACGAAAGACCATCCAGATAGCTGATAAGTTTAAGGATGAGGAAGCTCTCTACATGGTGTACCAACTCGACTTCAGAGGACGTATCTATGCAGTGCCTAATTACCTCAATCCTCAAGGGACTGACTTTGCTAAAGCCTTACTCAAGTTTGCTATAGGCAAGCCTATCGACTCAGAGAGTGCAGGTTACCTAGCTATTCAGGGAGCAAATACCTTTGGCTTTGATAAGGTGTCCTTAGAAGAGAGGGTAGGTTGGGTAGAGGAGAACACAGACAGAATAATAGCCTGTGCCAAAGACCCTCTGTCTGACCTATGGTGGGCAAAGGAAGCTGACTCTCCCTTCCAGTTCCTAGCATTCTGTAAGGAGTGGCAAGGATGGATAGAAGAGGGGGAAGGTTTTGTCTCTCATTTACCTATTGCAGCAGATGGTTCTTGTAATGGTCTTCAGCATTTTGCAGCCATGTTGAGAAGCTCTACCACAGGTAAGGAAGTTAATCTTATTCCTATGGAAGAACCTCAAGACATCTACCAGAAGGTAGCTGACAAGGTGACTGATAAACTTAAAACTATGGATGACCACTTTGCAAAACTATGGCTAGAGTTTGGTGTTGCCAGAGGATGTACTAAACGTCCTTGTATGGTGTTGCCTTATGGTGGAAAGCAATACTCTTTCTCTGACTTTGTTATGGATTACTTAGTAGAGCAGAGAGAGAAGGGTAACCTCCATCCTTTTGGAGAAGATGCTTTCAAGGCTTCCATCTTTCTTGCCAAAGTTATATGGGACTCTATAGCTGAAGTAGTTCATGCTGCAACTGATGCTATGGCATGGTTACAAAGGGCATCTAGGGTGGCTAGTTCGGAGGGATTACCTATACGTTGGGACACTCCTGTTAACTTCCCTGTACTACAGGCTTACAAGGCTACTAAACCTTACCGTATTAAGACCAAACTCTTAGGGTCTATCTTTCAACCTATGATTTATAAAGAGACAGGTAAGATTGACAAAAACAGACAGGCAAACGGAATAAGCCCTAACTTTGTTCATAGCATTGATGCTAGTCACATGATGATTACGATTAACGTAGCCCAACAGTGTGATATTCATAACTTTGCTATGGTACATGACAGTTACGGTACTCATGCTTCAGATGCAGGTCAGTTATGGTGGTGTTTACGGAAAGCTTTTGTAGAAATGTATAAACAGTGTGATGTTTTAGAGGACTTTAAATCTGACCTCATGGACATCCTACCTGAACACAAACATAAAGACTTAGATGAGACACCTGCAAAGGGTGACTTGGACATAGAGGTGGTAGAAGAGAGCCATTTCTTTTTCGCTTAACAATCCACTAAGGCATTGTTTCCACTAACAAATTAATAGGGTGCATATTAGACTGACAGAAGGTTCTGTTGGTCTGAACCCTATAGGAGAAAACTATGGAAGAAATAATAGAATTATATGAAGAGTTGGATATTCCAGTTCCATTGGATATTCAAGTTAAAGCAGTTGAAACCTATGGGTTTATAATAGAAACAGAAATTATGGAGAACCATTTTAATGGCTAACAGAGACTTTATAAATATCGTTACTCCGTCAGGAAAAGCAATTTTTCCTTACCTGACAGAGCCTAACACAAAGTTTAACCCACAAGGTGAATACAAGGTGAACCTCTCTTTAGAAAAAGCAGATGCTACACCTATTATTAGTAAAATTGAGGAAGCTTTAGAGAAAGCTAGAGCACTTGCTCCTCAAGGTAAAAAACCAAGAGAGGCTCAGTTACCTTACGAAGAAGAAACTGACGAAAACGGAAACTTAACTGGACGTTGTGTGTTCAAATTCAAGAACAAAGCACAACTGACTACTAAGGATGGTAGGACAGTTACCATGAAGCCAAAACTATTTGATGCTAAAGGTAACTACCTACAGGAAGTGGAAAGCATTTGGGGAGGGTCAATCCTCCGTGTTTCTGCTGACTTAATTCCTTACTTTGTTTCTGCAGTAGGAGTAGGTGTGTCTCTCAGATTAAAGGCAGTACAAATCATTGACCTAATTAAAGCTGATGCTTCTAACGCAACATCTTATGGCTTTGAATCTACGTCAGGTTATGAAGCTACGGATAATGCTCCTACTGCTACTGAATTTAGCGACAATGAAGAAGACTTCTAAGAGAGAGTATCGAAGTGGTCTTGAAGTAAAAGTCGCAAGCGAGTTAACCCAACTTGGAATTAAGTTTTCATACGAACCTTCAGGTTGGGTTATATACAGGAAGCCACCAAGTAAATACAAACCAGACTTTGTTTTACCTAATGGTGTGATTGTAGAAACTAAAGGACAGTTCCTTAGTAGTGACAGGTCAAAACATAAGCTCATTAAGGAACAAAACCCACACTTAGATATAAGATTTGTTTTCAGTAATTCGAGAACAAAGATTGGAAAGAAATCCAGTACAACTTATGGAATGTGGTGTGAAAGATTTGGATTTAACTATGCAGATAAAAGCATCCCTACCGACTGGATTTATGAACAACCCAAACCCAAACAGATGGAGGCAGTCAAAAAATTATTTAATGGCAAAAAGAAATAGAACAGAAAAGATTATTATTCATTGTTCGGCAACTAAGCCAACTATGGATATAGGTGCATCAGATATAGACAGATGGCATAGAGAAAAGGGATGGCTAAAGATTGGTTATCACTACGTCATCAGGAGGAATGGTCAACTTGAGGATGGCAGAGACATTGAAGATGTTGGTGCTCATGCTAAAGGCAACAATGCAAACTCAGTAGGAATTTGTATGGTTGGTGGAGTTGATGAAAACATGAAACCTGAAGACAACTTTACAGATGAACAGTGGATTACCCTAGAAACTACTGTCGATATGCTTGAAGAAAAATATTCTGGTGTTGAGATAATTGGACACAATGATGTTTCATCAAAAGCGTGTCCTTCATTTAACGTAGGAGAATGGAATGCAAGCAGAAAGTAATTCTGTTTGTGTTCGTCATGAGCCGTGTCCTAAGTGTGGTTCAAGAGATAATCTTGGAAGGTACTCTGATGGACACGGTTTTTGTTTTGGATGTGGTTATTATGAGAAAGAAGAAGGAATGGAAAGTACGCAACCCAATGGCGAGAAGTTTGACTCAGTACCGTCAAAAGGTGGTAAAGAGCAAGAAACTGTATTCAAGAAAGGGGAAGTCAAACCTTTGGCGAAAAGAGGTATCAACTTGGAAACCTGCCAGAAGTTTGACTACCGAATGGGCGAACACAATGGAAAGAAATGTCATATAGCAAACTACTACAACAACCAAAAAGTTTTAGCCCAAAAAATTAGGATGCCTGATAAGACTTTCCAATGGATAGGAGAGCCTACAGGACTCTATGGCGAGTGGTTATGGAGAGATGGTGGAAAGATGATAGTAGTTACTGAGGGTGAGATAGATTGTCTCTCTGTCAGTATGGCTCAAGGTAATAAGTGGGCTTGTGTATCGGTAAGGAACGGAGCACAAGGAGCAAAGCGAGACATCCAGAAATCTCTGGAGTGGTTGGAGAAGTTTGAAACTGTTGTACTCATGTTTGACATGGATGATGCAGGTCAAAAAGCAGCCCAAGCCTGTGCCTCTGTATTGAGCACTGGCAAAGCAAAGATTGCTAGACTACCTCTCAAAGATGCTAATGAGATGGTTCAGCAAGGAAGAATATCAGAACTTATAAGTTCGATATGGGAAGCTAAGACCTACCGTCCTGATGGCATTGTTAATGGTGAAGACCTTTGGCATACCATCTCAAATCAGGAGTTAGTTCACAGTGTTGATTATCCTTATGTGGGACTTAACGAGAAGACTCATGGTCTGAGGAAGTCAGAGCTTACAACGATTACTGCAGGTTCAGGCATAGGTAAATCTGCCTTTGTTCGTGAGATTGGTTTCAACCTAATCAAGCAAGGAGAGAGAGTTGGATTTATTATGTTGGAAGAGACAGTTAAAAGGACTGCTCTTGGACTTATGGGACTTCATCTGGATAGACCTTTACATCTTGGTAATGTTTCTGTGGAAAAGTCTGACCTACTGGATGCTTATAATAGTTGCATCGGTAATGGTAGCGTATTTTTCTACGATTCTTATGGCAGCACTTCTATCGAAAACCTTCTTAGCAGAATACGTTATCTTGCACAAGGAGAGGAGTGTTCTTGGATTATTCTCGACCATATTTCTATTGTTGTTTCTGGTCTTGGGGATGGTGACGAAAGAAGACTTATAGATAATGCTATGACTATGCTCAGAACTCTTGTTCAGGAGACAGGTGTAGGGTTGATATTAGTATCTCACCTCAAACGTCCTGAAGGTAACAAAGGGCATGAGGAGGGAGCAGTCACTTCCCTTTCTCAGCTTAGAGGAAGCCATGCTATTGCACAGTTAAGTGACATGGTGATTGGCTTAGAGAGAAACCAACAAGGAGATGATGCCAACAAGACACAGGTTAGAATACTAAAGAATAGATTTAGTGGTGAGACAGGTGTGTGTTGTCATGTTCAGTACAATCCACTCACAGGACGGTTGCATGAGTGTAATCCAGATTTCAATGAAGAGAAAGTAGAGGAGTTTTAATGCACATGAAATATAAAACCAACGAAGACAAGGTGTGTGAGTTCCAAAGAGCTATGGGACAGGACATCAATGTTGACTATTCAGCAGACCTTCTAAGGTTGCGAATGGCACTTCTGAAAGAAGAGTTTAAGGAAGTGGAAGATGAAGTTCGGATTGCTATAGAGGAATGTGATAACAAAGGTTCAGTCTCTTTCATTACTAAGACACAAATCCTTAAAGAACTTTGTGACCTTCAGTATGTCCTCTCAGGCTTTGCAGTCACTTTTGGATTGGCTATAGAACCTGCCTTTAATCGTGTTCATGCCTCTAACATGAGTAAGTTAGTAAAGGGCAAGCCTGTCAAAGATGACAAAGGAAAAGTGATGAAGGGTAAGAATTATCAGAAACCAGATTTAACGGACTTAATATGTGATATGGGAAAATACTAATGAAAAATTATACTAAATTTTATTGTTATAAATATAAAAATAATGAAGAAGGACTATCTTATAAATCTTTTGATATTCCTATTAAAGAATATGTTGATGAGGGACACAATATACAAAATCCTGATTGGTGTATCTTTCTTTCAAAACAAGAAAGAGATTTAGACTTAGCTCAATTTTTAAAAGACACTTATACACATGAATAAATATGTCTTTGACATAGAAACCAATGGACTTATGGATGAGGTGACCACAGTTCACTGTTTAGTTCTCAAGAACATAGATACTGGAGAGATAACTGGATACACAGGTAATGGTATCTGGTCTGAAGGAGTACCTAAACTTGAGGAAGCTGAACTGATTGTTGGTCACAACATCATTAAGTATGACATCCCTGTCTTACAGAAGTTGGGGAAGTTTGAACCTAAAGGATTGATAAGAGATACACTTGTTTGCACTCGTTTAATATGGGCAGACATCAAGCAAAGTGATTTCGCAAGGAAAGATTTTCCTACCAAGCTCATAGGTTCACACAGTCTCAGAGCATGGGGTCACCGAATAGGAAACTACAAGGATGACTATGATGCAGGTTGGGAGAAATACTCTGACGAGATGATGGAGTATTGCTTTCAGGACTGTGAAGTTACTAACACTCTTTGGCAGAGAATTGTTGCCAAGGAATACTCTGAACAAGCTATGGAGTTGGAGCATGACATTGCCCAAATTATATACCAACAGGAAGTTAATGGATTTGCCTTTGACAAAAAGAGTGCAGGTCAATTATATGCGAAGCTTTCAGCAAGTAAATTCTATCTTGAAGGGAAACTCAGAGCAGTCTTTCCAGATTGGGAAGTCAAGACTCCGTTCACTCCTAAAGTAAACTCAAAGAAGTTTGGATATGAGAAAGGTGTTCCTACCTTCAAGGTGAAGTTAATAGAATTTAACCCTGCTAGTCGTGACCATGTTGCAAACAGGCTCACAACCATTAGAGGGTGGAAGCCTAGAGACTTTACTAACGATGGTAAGCCAAAAGTAGATGAGTCAGTCCTCAGTAAGTTGGACTACCCTGAAGCTAAACTCTTGGTGGACTACTATACCCTGATTAAACGTCTTGGTCAGCTAGGAGATGGCAACCAAGCATGGTTAAAGGTGGAGAAGAATGGACGGATACATGGAAGTGTTAATACTAATGGGGCTGTTACTGGCAGAGCTACTCATGCCTTTCCTAATGTGGCACAAGTACCTGCAGTTGGAGTCCCATACGGAAAAGAATGTAGAGAACTATTCACAGTCTCTGCAGGAAACAAACTCGTAGGGGTTGATGTATCTGGTCTGGAGTTGAGATGTCTAGCACACTACATGGCTAGGTATGATGGAGGGACGTATGCAGAAACGGTTGTGAATGGTGATGTCCATACTACAAACCAGAATGCTGCAGACCTCCCAAGTCGTTCTCAGGCTAAGACATTTATATACGGTTTCCTCTACGGAGCAGGTGTAGAAAAGATAGGAAGTATTATCGGCAAAGGTGCAAAGGAAGGGGCAGTCTTGAAGAAGAGATTTCTAAAATCCCTCCCTGCTTTAGATACCTTAATTAAGAGAGTCCAAGAAGCCTCAAAGAAAGGTCACTTGATTGGGCTTGACGGAAGAAGATTAAGGGTCAGGGCAGAATATGCAGCCTTGAATACCCTTCTTCAATCAGCAGGTGCGTTGATATGTAAGCAATGGATAAGAGAGTTTGACAAAGCTTTACATGAAAACAATCTGCATGAGCATTGTTCCCTAGTAGCTTGGGTACATGATGAAATTCAACTCGAAGTAAAGGAAGGTATGGAAAAGGATGTCGGAGAACTCGCAGTTAAAAGTATCGGTAGGGCAGGAGATTTCTTCAGAATACGATGTGAACTCACTGGAGAGTACACAATCGGAAGAAACTGGGCTGAAACCCACTAAGAAGAATAGGAAGAAGTTTGATTTAGATTTAGCTTACGGTCAGTTGCATGAAGATAGGATTGCAGAGATGCTTCAGGACAAGAAGATTGAAGTGAAGACTGAACGAGGGATGTGGACTAAGACAGGAAACATCGCAATAGAATTTGAAAGCTATGGAAAACCTTCAGGGATTAATGCCACTGAAGCAGACTATTGGTTTCATAACTTAGCAGTAGATGACGATGTTTACTGCACTCTAGTTTTCTCTACAGAGAACTTAAAGAAAATTGTAAGTAAACTGGACAAGCATAGAGTTGTGAATGGTGGAGACAACTACGCATCTAAGATGTACCTAGTTAATCTGTCTAAGTTGTTCTCAACTGACACTCTAAAATTATATAAACAACTATCCACTGGAGGAACTAATGCCACAGAAGCTACTAATTGATGCTGATATACTGGTCTACCAATACTCAGTAACAGTTGAGCATGAAGTAGATTGGGGTGATGACGTATGGTCTTTATGGGCTGACGTTAAAGAAGCCAAAGAGTTAATCCTAAATTACCTTGAGTCTCTCAAAGAGATGACAGGTGTTGATGACTTAGTATTTTGTTTTAGTCACAAGGATAACTTTAGAAAAACCATCTACCCTAATTATAAATACAACCGAAAATCAAAGCGTAAACCTGTTTGCTACAAGCCAGTTAAAGAATGGCTAGTTAATAACTATAACAGTGCTGAATGGGAAGGCTTAGAAGCTGATGATGTACTAGGAATACTTAGCACATCTAACCTAGTAGGTGAGAACAATATTGTTGTATCTGAAGATAAGGATTTATTAACTATTCCAGGGTTATTATGGAGGAATGGTGAGTTACTTATTATTAAAAAAGAACAAGCAGACTACAACCATCTTTACCAGACATTAGTAGGAGATACTACTGACGGTTATGGTGGACTTAAAGGTGTTGGACATAAGAGAGCTTTAGAAATATTAAAGACTCCTACATGGGATGCAGTTCTTAAAGCTTACTTGAAAGCAGGTTACACAAAAGAAGATGCAATCACTCAAGCAAGACTAGCAAGAATACTAAGATTTAGTGATTGGGATGATAAAAAGAAGAAGCCAATATTATGGAGTCCGAAATGAGTATTAAAGAAGATGAAATAGCAGATTATGTAGATGGAATTGACCCTGAACATTACAACAAATGGAAGATAGAACCTATTAAATTTATTATGCAGAACCAGTTAGATTTCTGTGAAGGTAATGTAGTGAAGTATGTAATGAGATGGCGAGACAAGAACGGTATAGCTGACTTAAAGAAAGCAAGACAGTATATAGATTTTTTAATTAAGTATGAACAGGAGAACTCCCTATGAACTATGGCATGACTTTACCTATATCTGAAGAGATAGATGCACAAAAATACAGACAGACAGGTGAAGACTTCTATAGCAAAATAGTGAGAATTGCAGGAGCTTTAAAAGATACCCCCATGCACTTTGAAGAATTTAAAGATGCTTTAAGGTTTATGAGGTTTCTTCCTGCAGGACGAGTCCAGAATGCTATGGGTGCAGCAAGACAAACTACTGCTTATAACTGTTTTGTTTCTGGTGAGATAGAAGACTCTATGGACTCTATAATGAAGAGGGCTACCCAATCTGCAGAAACCATGAGAAGAGGTGGAGGGATAGGGTACGACTTCAGTAGGTTAAGACCTAGAGGTGACCGTATCAAATCCCTAGACAGTAGAGCTTCAGGGGCAGTGTCCTTTATGAATATCTATGACTCTATCTGTCAGACCATAGCCTCCTCTGGACACAGGAGAGGGGCACAGATGGGGGTCTTGAGGATAGACCATCCAGACATTGAGCAGTTTATCACTGCCAAGAATGATGGAACATCTCTCACAGGCTTCAACATCTCTGTTGGGGTGACTGATGAGTTTATGGAATGCCTAGAAAGGAAGACCCCTTTCCCTTTGAAGTATGAGGGGAAGGTTTACAAGGAGGTAAACCCTGTTGCCCTTTGGGATATGATTATGAGGAGCACTTGGGACTGGGCAGAACCTGGAGTTCTGTTCATTGACACCATCAACAAGAAGAATAACCTCTACTACTGTGAAACCATAGAGGCTACCAATCCCTGTGGTGAGCAACCCCTTCCTCCCTTTGGTGCGTGTCTCTTAGGCTCGTTCAACCTACCTAAGTATGTTACAGGAGATAAGTTTGATTATGGAAGATTTACTGGTGACATCTATACCGTTGTCAGGGCTATGGATAATGTCATTGACAGAACTATATACCCACTTCCAGAGCAAGAGCAGGAAGCCAAGAACAAGAGGAGAATGGGGCTAGGTATAACAGGCTTGGCAAATGCTGCAGAGATGTGTGGGAAACCTTATGCCTCTCCAGAGTTTATGGAATTTACTGAGGAAGTTTTGAAAAACCTCAGAGACTATTCTTATGCTGCATCCTCTGACTTAGCTTCTGAGAAGGGTTCTTTCCCTCTCTATGATGAGTACCAGTATATGCAGGGAGAGTTTGTTTCTACTTTAAGTGATTGGGTGAGGGATAAGATAAAGGAACAGGGAATTAGAAACTCCCACCTAACTTCCATCGCTCCTACAGGGACAATCTCTCTGACTGCAGACAATGTTTCTTCAGGGATTGAACCTCCCTTCTCTCTCTACTACGACAGAACCATACAACAGTTTGATGGTCATCAGGTACAGAGGGTGGAGGATTATGCCTACACAAAAGGAGTGAGTGGTAGGACTGCAAATGAAATATCTGCCAAAGAGCACTTATCAGTTTTATCTCTAACTTCTCAGTACATAGATAGTGCAGTCTCTAAGACTTGTAACGTAGGTTCTGATGTAACTTACGATGAATTTAAAACCCTTTACTATGATGCTTGGAAAACAGGATGCAAAGGAATAACTACCTTCCGTGCCGATGGAAAAAGATATGGTGTTTTGAACGAAGTAAAAGAAGAAAAAGCAGAAGCTTGTTTCATAAATCCTGATACTGGACAGAAGAGTTGTGAGTAATAGGGTGCATATAAGAGGACTAAAAAATGTCAACAAAAGAAAATGTAGAATATTTAAGCTTACCTACTGATGTAGTTCAATTAATAAATATACTAGATGATATTTTCCCTGAACAATGTGCCAACTTAGAATGGGACGATAGGGAAGTATGGTTTAGAGCAGGGCAAAGGTCTGTTGTTACTTGGTTACTAGAACTGAAGCGTAGGACAGAAGACCCTAATAACATGGAGGAATAAATGTGTGTAACTGCTTATGTAGCTGCTGCTATACTTGGAACTGCTGCAGTTAGCAAAAAAATTGCTGATGACAGTGCTTCAAAAGCACAGGATGCTTATACAAAATCTATAACAGAAACTAAACAAGCAGCATCCGAAGAAAAGAAAACTTTTGAGGAAAAAATAAAGGCTATGGAAAACCCTGAAACACCATTATTGGTAGCTAATAAATATCAAAAAGGTAAAAAGGGTATGGATTTGCTTAAAATTGCAAAACAATCTCCAAAAAATATGACTTCAGTTGGAGGTATGAACGCTCAAACTGGTGTTAATATAGCAAGTTAGGATTTAAAATATGCAAGAAAATATTTCCTGTGCCAAGAGATACACTAAACTAGCTACTGACAGGGAAATATACTTAGATAGAGCCAGAGAATGCTCCGAATTAACTTTACCTTCTCTAATTACTCCAGAAGGTTTTAGTTCAGCTACAGACTTATATCAACCCTTTCAAAGTATAGGGGCTAGAGGGGTTAATAACTTAGCATCAAAACTAATGTTATTATTGTTTCCTCCAAACTCCCCCTTCTTCCGTCTAGCAATGGATACTAAAACTAAAGTTGAGTTGGATGCTGAAGGTGAGTTAAGAGCAGAGATAGAACAAGGACTTGCCCTAGTTGAACGTGAAGTTATGGGTGAGATTGAGAACAGGGCTTTAAGAGTATATGTCTTTGAAGCACTCAAGCACCTTATCATAGGTGGTAACGTACTTATACACCTCCCAAAAAAAGGGGGACTAAGAGTTTTCCCTTTATCTAGCTATGTCGTTAAGCGTGACCCATCAGGTGAACTCTTAGAAATCATTATAGAAGAACTGGTTTCTCCTAAGACACTACCTGAAGGAATAGACGGTATAGATTATACGTCAGAAAAAGATGTAAAAGTTTACACTAAAATAGAGAAAGAAAATAAAGATTACTATTATGCTTACCAAGAAGTAGAAGGACAAATAATCCCTAACTCTGATGGGAGATACAAGAATGACTTACTTCCTTGGGTAGCGTTAAGAATGGTACATCTTGATAACGAAGATTATGGACGTTCTTTTGTAGAAGAATATCTAGGTGACCTTAAATCATTAGAAGGTTTAACTGAGTCCCTAGTGGAAGCTGCTGCTGCAAGTGCAAAGCTAGTATTCCTTGTTCGTCCTAATGCCTCAGTCAAGCGAAGAGACTTAGCACAGTCTAAGAACGGTGATGTAATACTAGGACAACCAGACGATGTTAAGGTATTACAGACGGATAAATTTCCTGACATGAGGGTGGTACTGGAGACAGTATCAAGAATAGAAGAAAGATTAGCTTATGCTTTCTTACTCAATACAGCTATCCAACGGAATGCTGAAAGGGTAACTGCCCAAGAGATTAGATATATGGCTCAAGAATTAGAGTCTGCTCTTGGTGGAGTTTACTCAATTCTTTCCCAAGAACTGCAACTTCCTTTAGTAAATATACTTATGGACAAGATGCAGTCTGGTCAGAAGATACCTAAACTTCCTAAAGGCACAGTTACACCAGTGATTGTTACAGGTGTAGAAGCTCTAGGAAGAGGTAACGATTTACAGAAGCTACGAGAATATGTAATTGATTTAGTTCAACTAGCTAATGTAAGCCCTGAAACCATACAAAGAATTAATTTCGGTGACCTAGTAGCACGACTAGCTACAGGACATGGGATTGATACGATTGGTTTAATTAAGACTGAAGAACAACTTCAAGCTGAACTCCAACAACAGCAGGAAGCTCAACAGCAACAACAAACACAAGATATGATACAAAGTGCTGCACCTGCTGTAATGAAAGAAGTTGTTAAAGGAAATCAACAACAACAACCACAGGTACAGTAATGAATGACAAAAAAATACCAGAAACCAAAAAAACCGAAGAAGCCAAAAAAGTAAGCGAACCTAAATACCCCAAGTGGGAAGGTGCAGAAAAGGCTGAGATTGGTAAGAAGTATCAACTAGCTAACGGTAACTTAATTCAAAAAGGTAAGTTAGCTAATGGTTGAACAAGTACAAATGGAAGGTGATGTTACAGGGAGTGATAAACCAAGTGAAGAAAATATTAGTGACACTAAAGAACGTCCTGAATGGCTTCCAGAAAAGTTTAAGTCTGGTGAAGACCTTTCCAAAGCATATACAGAACTGGAGAAAAAGTTTACTCAGTCTCGTCAGGAGTCTTCTGACCCTGCCACTGAATCTACTGAAACTTCTGAGGAAGTATCTAGTGAAAATGCTAGGGAGGTAGTCGAAAACGCAGGTTTAGACTTTGATAAAATAAGTAAAGAATTTGCTGAAAATGATGGGCTTTCCGAAGAAACTTATAAAGAGATGGAAAGTAAGGGAATACCTAAAGAAATGGTTGACTCTTATGTTGCAGGGCAACGGTCACTTGGCAATCAATACTTAAATGAAATTTATGGTTTTGCAGGAGGAGAAGAGACTTATCAAGAAATGTCTAAATGGGCATCTGATAATCTAGCTGAAGGTGAGATAGAGGCTTTTAACAAGTCTATAACTTCTCGTAATCAAGCTGAAGCTCGTCTTGCTATAGATGGTTTAATGTCTAGGTTTAAAATGAATGGTGGTGTAGAACCTAACCTTGTTACAGGTAGAGCCTCATCATCTGTAGAAGCCTACGAAAGTTGGGCACAGGTTACCAAAGACATGGCTAAACCAGAATACCACAAAGACCCTGCTTTTAGAGATGCAGTTCAAAAGAAGCTCTCAAGAAGTAAGGCAGTAATGTAGTCATCCTACTCAGGATGCTCTCGTTTCCAATACAAAAGTAAAGTTAGGCTCTCTGAGGAGAATACCCTTGCGAGTAATGTTTGTTGACAGGAGACACCAATATTAATTTTAACTTAACACAGGAGACTATTATATGGCGAATGCGACCATCTCCGATATTGGTAAGGTCAATAATGCAAGTACGGCTGATGCCCTATTTCTAAAGGTATTTGCAGGAGAAGTCCTAACCAGTTTCGAACAAGCAACTGTGACTTCTGATAAACAAATGGTGAGAACCATTAGTTCAGGAAAGTCGGCACAGTTCCCAGTTATGGGTAGAAGTTCTGCCTCATACCACACTGCAGGTAATGAGATTGTAGGAACTGCCCTCAACCACAACGAGAAAGTCATTACAATTAATGACCTTCTAATATCACACCACTTCATTGCAAACATAATGGAAGCGAAAAACCATTATGATGTACGAAGTGTCTACTCTGCCGAAATGGGTAGAGCACTGGCTTTCCAAATGGATAAGCACGTTCTTCAAACAATGCTTCAAGCTGCTGCAGGTTCAGCAAACGTAGGTGACTCAGGTTACGCTTCAGGTACTATTATTACTGATGCTGACTCAAACACCTCTGCTACCTCATTGATTGGTTCAATCTTTGATGCTGCCGAAGCTCTTGATGATGCTTATGTTCCATCTGAAGGAAGATACTGCTTCCTGAAGCCTGAACAATATTACTTACTTGCTAACGCTACCAACGCAGTGAATGTAGACTTCTCAGGAAGAGGTTCTATCGCTGAAGGTACAGTCCCACAGTTGGCAGGTATCAATCTTATCAAAACCCCTCACCTACCTACTGCTAATATTACAGGTACTGGTGTTGATGCAGGTGGTGCAGGTGGAGCACAAGTAATAAACGCTTCTAATACTACTGCGATTATTGCCCACACATCTGCTGTTGGTACGGTTAAGCTTATGGATTTGGCTGTGGAGTCTGAGTACGACATCCGTAGACAAGGTACACTAATGGTAGCGAAGTACGCTATGGGTCATGGTGTTCTACGTCCAGAAGCTGCAGTTCAAATTCAGACTGCTTAAATTTAACATTAAAGCGATAGCTCTTAATTGGGTTATCGCTTTTTTTTACGTTTTAAGGATTAGCAATGTCTGAGAGAAATTACAGAAAAGAGTATGACAATTACCATAGCAGACCAGAACAAAAGAAGAACAGAGCTTCTAGGAATACTGCAAGGGCATTGATAAAGAAGAAAAAGGGTTCAAAAGCCGTAGCAGGTAAAGACGTACACCACAAAGACAGAAACCCTAAGAATAATAGTATAGCTAACCTACGCATTAAATCAAAAAGTGCGAATAGGTCACAGAATGGATAAGGAGTTATCATGGCATTAACACCTACTACAGAGTTAGAAGCAGTTAATATAATGTTGAGTGCTATCGGTGAATCTCCTGTATCAAGTTTAAACGACCCTTCACTGGTAGATGTATCACTAGCACAATCAATTTTAAATGAAACATCAATAGACATACAGGCACAGGGTCTACACTCAAACACAGAGATTAATTACCCCATTACACCTAACGTAGATGGGGAGATAATTGTTCCTAATAACTGTGCAAGGATTGACACAGTAGGGAGCAGTAAAGACGTAGATGTAGTCCATAGAGGTAACCGTTTGTATGACAGGGAAAAAAGAAGTTATACATCCTTTTCAGGAACTTACTATGTAGACATGGTTCTTCTATTAGATTTTAATGATTTACCTCAACACGCTAGACGTTACATCACAGTAAAAGGTGCAAGAAGATTTCAAGGTAGATTTATGGGTTCTGATGGATTAGCGACCTTTACAGAAGTAGATGAAAGAGAAGCATTAGTTGCCTTTGAAAGAGCAGAGAAGTTAAACGAAGATAACAACATACTAACAGACAACTATGATGCTTTTAAGATTATAAGTAGGGGAGCACCTCGTAGAGCAGTGAGGCATTAATATGGCACTCGTAAGTACAAGTATTCCAAACCTATTAAATGGGGTAAGTCAACAGCCTTCAAGCATTAGGCAGGTGACACAGGGAGAAAGTCAAGTAAATGCTTTATCAAGTGTTATTGATGGGCTTATTAAAAGACCTCCTACAGAGCACGTTGCGAAGATTATTAACAGTGCAGTAAGTAACGCTGCAATTCACGTTGTAGACAGAGGAGTAGGGTTTCAACATATTTTAGTTGTTCAGGCTACTTCATCATCTGCTTCAATAAGTGCTTTTGATTTAAGTGGTAATGCAGTTACGGTAAATGCTTCTGGAACTAA